TAATTTCTATCCACAAACAATGTCCGAATCTGAATTGGATAACGCATTCAACTACATGAATAGACGTTTCGGAATGGAGGTATAAAGTGAACAAATTTTATCTGATTAATGAGAACAATTCTCGTTTTGATTTGAAAAACTTCTCACAAAAAGCCTTCATTCCAAGCGTTAAAGGGCTTGGATACAAACACAATACATCATTCATTAAAGTTGGTAATAGTTATCAGATGGATTACCAAGACATCGCGCAGGGGACGCTTCGTGGAACTACGATGTTTTCAACGTATGCTAACTATTTGGATTTTGTGAGTTTCGTTGAAAATGCTCAAAGTTTACGCATGATTTATATGCCCATTGACACGGAATTCTTCAGAGATATAACTTTACAAGGTATTGAAAATGTCGTAGACAATGGGAATGTTGTTGAAGCTGAATTAAGCGTGTTTTGCAAAGGTCTTTGGTACAAATCTACAGATACTCGGTTCATTATCGAGGAAATCGCTGGCCAGTCCCAATATGATTTATTATTTGATTACACATTCAACGATTACGCATCAGTTGATGTCGTGTTTAATAACATTGGACACGCTGAAGCTGAGTTACTAGTTGAGTTCTACGGGTACATTGAAAATCCAATGATTGAGTTATATCAAGACGATGTGCTTCAATATACCGTCTTATTTAACAAGACATTACAAGTTGATGAAAAGTTAATATATTCGGCGCGTGATGGACAGAACTATGTTGTCTTTCAAAGTACAGCCGGTGTACAGACGAATGCTATCTCAACATTGAGTTTAGACAATGATAACTTCTTTAGAATACCAAAAGGTTACAGTAAGATTGTAGTTTCATCTGATAGTGGAACGGTCGCTCAAGTTGTCTTCACGATTATTACTTTATACAAAGGCGTTTAAGTATGTTAAACGTAATTAGTAAACAGAATTTAGCGATTAAGGATATCTTACAAATCAGTGACTTTGATATTGAAGAAAATATCAACCTAACTGGTAAGAGTGTTTTTAAAGTTTCAAAAATACCGATGGCCGAAAAAGGCGACTTCATCCAGTATGGCGACTTCATGGGGGTCATCTCAAATATCGAAACAACAAAGAAGAGCAATATTTATAACATCAATATTGAAGACATCAATAGTCTGTTTGATCGCAAGATTATTCTCACAAATGAAGCATTGATTGCTTCTACTGGCCTAGAGGATTTCATCGCAAAAACGATACATGATCGTTGGACAGACTCAACTGATACGCTTTTGAACATCAGTTACTTGAGTGTGACTATATCGACTCATACGCCATTGAATTTCACAGTAGATACCACCGACAATATCTATAATTTCAGAACGTTCTTAGGGAATGTTAAAGAGAAGTACGGTATTGAATTGGATTACATATTTAATGGGCCACAACTTAATATTATTATTTCAAAGAAGACTCCAACAACATTCAACGTTGATCTCACGATTGAAGATTTCATTTCATACGACGAAGTTTACTCTGTAGATGTTATCGCTAAAGTGACGGTGTTTTCTAAGGAAACTAACACAGAGTTTAATTACTATCTCAAAACAGATAGAACGATTACGGATAATGGTTCGGATCCTGATAGAGCAGTTGGAAAGATTGAAGCTGTTACGTGTGAAAAAGACCTGGATGTGTATCAAAAAGCAGTCGATACATTCAAAGCAAATTCATACGCTCACAATATCTCATTTAGCCTAGTTTCTAGCTCTATGGTGTATGAATCCAGTGAGTTCTACATCAATAGACCACTCAACATAAAAACACTTGATAATGGTGTTTATTTGACGTTTATAGCAAAGAAGAAATACAAGATGAAGTCCACGATCGTTGATTATGAATGTGGAAACATAAGGGTCAATCTAATTGACAAATTGAAAGGGGCATTATGATCAGAGGAATTACATTTGACAAACAGTTGATGAAGTCAAAAGACCATGCACACGAAGTGAATTACTACTACCAAGGGGACATCGGTGTCACAAAAGGTTGTGTGCCAAGCGTTGATGTTTCGAATGATGTTGTTATCACAGAAGGATACTTTATTATCAAAGGTCGTTTAGTTTCGATTGAAGGCACTGAAACTGTTGATGTGCCTACTGTTGCAAGTGGAACGTTATATTCAGTACTTGTGTTTGAAATTGACCTGACTAAAACAAACACCACTAATGTATTCAATCAAGGGTCATTTAAAGTCCTCTCAAATGCTTCAGCTTATCCAACTCCTACTCAACAGGATCTAGACGCTGGTGGAACATTATATCAGTTTGAATTCGCACGATTTGAAAATACTGTAGGTGGATTAGTTAATTTTAGCGACACAAGAGTAATTTTAGATTTAAGCCAATACGCGCGTCTGTCGGATTTAAGTGCTCTAGAAATTAGTAATATTATTGGATTACAAACAGCGCTTGATGGGAAAATGGCTTATGTTAAAAACAATTTGTCAGCAATCATTGATCCAATTTATACAGATGGTTCAAATCTTGGGTATTCAGTTGGTTCAGTATGGATTAACACAGTTACGGATATTCCTTTCATTTGTGTAGACGCTTCACCAAATTCATCAGTATGGAAAAGTTATGCATTAGACCGTTCAACAATTAGTCGTTTCGGATTTAAGCGTGAACGCGGAAATTCAGACCCAAACACTAGAATTACATACCTATACGATGCTCAAAGTTTGACTCCCGCGTATATGAATACAACCACCGGTAATTTCGATTATGGAAGTTGGGAAACATTCATTAAGGAAGTATGCAGACCTGTCATGCTTAAAAATGATGGCACAGTAGATTATGAATTGTCGCGTGATGATTTAACTAAAAAATCGGATGGAATAACAAATTCAGATGTTTCAAATACAGCGTATGCAGGGAACGCAATGATTGAGTTTAGAAAATACAAATGGGTTTATCGTTATTCTGACGCTACTTATGATTATGTTATTTTTTCTAATATTCAATATGATGCAAACTATAAAGCGTATGCACATACTAACGCATTAGGAACGGTTAAAGATGCATTCTATTGGGGTGCATTTAAGGGTTCAAACATCTCTAGCAAGTTACGTTCTATCGCAGACCAAGCGGTCATGGTAAGCCAAACACGAAATACAGAAGTGTCATTTGCTAATGCTATCGGAAGTGGATATCACACCATTTACAAGAGTGGATGGGATTTCATTAATGACTTACTCACTTTAATTTCAAGAAGTGATGATACTCAAACTAAATTTGGAACAGGACGATGTGCAAGTGGAAATACAACCGCTATTTCTACAGGAACACTCAAGAAACTGCCAATGTTCAAAGGTTATGCAGACCAAACATCAGACGTTAAAGTTTTTGGAATTGAAGGATTCTGGGGAAATGTTTGGGAGGGATTGGCTGGATTAGTATTCAATGGTGCTGTAAAGACAAAAATGACAGCAGGATATAATTTTGATGGAACTGGATACACAAACACTGGAATTGTTCCTTCTGGGACAAGTGGTGGATATGTTTCTTCTGCACAAAATATAACTGACCAAGGATATATTCCTTCCGTTGCGTCAGGGTCAGCATCTACCTATTTCTGTGACGGATTATGGTTCAATAACGCGCAGGTTGATTACGCTCTAGTCGGTGGCGGTTGGTACAATGGTTGGTTGGCTGGTGGTCGTTGTGTGAATCTGTACGATGCGGCTTCGAATACGTCCGTGACCCTCGGCTCTCGCGTTTCTTATATCAACCCTGCATAGCGGGGATTGGGGGCGCTCAGCCTCCCATAAATCTTTAGGGTTTCTAAGCGCGAGTCGGTGGCAATTGGAACAATGGTTTGTTAGATGGTGGTCGTTATGTGAATCTGAACAATGCGGCTTCGAATACTACCGTGAACATCGGCTCTCGCTAACTTATTAATCAATGCGCTTAGCAATCCTCGCCCCTTGGCGAAAATTAAATCATGACAGGACAGAGTTAGTAGCTAAGTGTCGAACACTCTGAAGATAATAAGAAATGAAAAGATATGGTTATTTATACGAAAAGATTTATGAGAAAGAAAACATTAGAGACGCCATATTTAAGTCATCGAAAGGCAAACGCCAAAGAGGTGATGTGAAGTTTGTATTAGAAAATATTGATGTATTTGTAGATAAGATTCACTTAATGCTTTTGAATAAGACATATATTCCATCAGATTATACAGTTGGAACGATAACTGAAGGTGCAAACAAAAAAGAACGCAAGATTTTTAAACCAAAGTTCTTTCCAGACCAAATTATTCATTGGGCATTAATTCTACAAATTCAACCAATATTTAAAAATAGTATGTATCAATTTGTTTGCGGATCAATCCCTAACAAAGGTGTCCATTATGCAAAAAGATATGTAGAGGGATGGATAAAACATGATATTAAGAATACTAAATATTATTTAAAACTAGACATATCTAAATTCTATCCATCAGTTAATAACGATATTTTATTGAATAAGATTAAAAGAAAAATAAAAGATGATGATGTTATTAATTTAATAGCTTCAATTCTATCAAAAGCGAATGGGCTTCCAATAGGGATACTTCTAAGTCAATGGTTTGCTAATTTCTATTTAAGTGATCTAGATTTCAAGATAAAACATGATTTTAAAATTAAGTATTACGTTAGATACATGGATGACATGATTTTGTTTGGAAGCAATAAGAGAAAACTGCATAAAACAAGGTTATTAATTCAATATTGTCTAAACTCTGAGGCATTAAAGCTTAAACCTAATTATCAAGTTTATTTATTAAATAAAGAGCCATTAGATTTTGTAGGTTTTAAATTCAGTCGAGGTTATACAAGATTAAGAAGAACGATCATGTTAAGAATTACAAGGAAAGTTAAACGTGTTTGGAAAAAAACTATAATAACGCATCATGACGCAGCTTCCATAATGAGTTATTTAGGATGGATTAAACACTCGAATAGTTATAACTTATATCAAAAATGGATTAATCCGTATATTGACATCAAAAAACTAAAATGCATTTTAAAAAGAAAGGACATATTGAATGCTATATCGTAAAAGTGAGAGTTTGGATTTCCCAGTTGAGTTAGATACTTCTACAAGTGAAACCACAGTATTTGTTAGAAAAAATATCATGGTCGAAGAAAGAACCAATAACGATGGCAAAACAACTGTTTATGTTTTTGATGAATACCAATATTCTAAGTTAGAGTTCATGGATTTAAATTTATCAAAAAATCAAGCAGATATCGATTATATATCTTGCATGACGGGAGTTGATCTAAATGTTTGAAAAAATAAAAGGTTATTACGATAAAAAACTTTGGTCGTTGGAAAGGGTTTTCAATGTCGTTGGAGCTGCGATAACTCCAGAGGAATATTTTGAAATTACTGGATTTATATATCCAAATATGAAAGGTTAACAAAAGGGCTGTAATAGTCCTTTTTACATGGGGTAAAAAATGAACACAAATGAATTGATCAATGCCTTAATGCCATACATCATCAGTGCAGCTGCGACAATCTTAGCAGCAGTCGGTGCTTACTTAGGTGCAAAGGTTAAAGAGATCCTAGATACTAAGCAGAAACGCGACATCGTTGAAGCAACTGTGAAATACGTGGATCAGGTGGCGAAGAATTTGGGACTAACATCAGAAGAAAAGAAAGAGCTTGCTATTGAAAGGGCGCTCGAATGGGTTAAGACAAAAGGTATCAATATCAGCGAAATCGAGCTTGATATTCTGATTGAAGCTTTTGTCAATGACTTCAGCAAGAACTATAAAGTAGATCCAGTAGTAGTGCCTGAAGTAGTAGAAGTGGCAGAACAAGTAGAAGAATTTATTCCGGAGGTTACTGAATAATGAAATTAGCTGATCGCACGTTCAAACGCAACGACTGGAAAGTAACCAGTCCATTTGGTCCTAGAAAACATCCTGTAACAGGCGTAGTTAAACTGCACACAGGTACTGACTATGGCACACAAGGTCAAAAGTGGAATCAGTATGCACTAGAAGAAGGTGTTGTGATCAGCGCTGGTTTAGATAAAGCAGGACATAACGCTTTATATGCATGGGTTAAGTATCCTAGACTTGGGATCAAGCTACTGCATTATCATTTAGATGAAGTGTTTGTAAAGAAGAACCAAAAGGTCACTCATGATACAGTGATCGGAACAACTGGTACTTCAGGACTATCCACAGGGATCCATCTGCACTTAGGTATCAAGAGGATAGATGAAGATAAATACTTCGATCCTGAGTCGTTTAACTATCAACCGATAAATAACACTATGCCAGTTGAAACATCGCCACAATCGCCTGAAATCAAGGCTGGTGACAAAGTGAAGATAATCGGTCAACGATATGCGACTGGTCAAACTGTTCCGTACTTCGTTAGGTTAAAAACTTACACAGTACAATCGATTAAGACTGATAAAGCTTTAATCAAAGAAATCATCTCATGGGTGTATCTTAAAGACCTGAAGAAAGTTTAAAACAATGACACAACAAAGACCAACTCAAAATGCTCAGATCTTGGAGATGTTAAACGAGATGAAACAAGATATTGTCGCTATCAAAACTAAGATGGAAATGCAACCTACGATCGATGATCAGAAGCACACTATGATTGACCAAAAGTTGCAAGTTCATGAAAATCGCATCAAGTCACTTGAAGAAGTTGTTAAGTGGATCGCACTTGCTTCCATTGGCGCTTTACTCACTGCAGTTTTTAAAGTCATAATGCCATCCTAGTTGGGTGGCTTTTTTTTATTTGTAGTTATTTTTAACACAAAATAATAATAATTCTATAATCGTATTGAGATTTACTACATTTTGAAAAGTGTTCATTAGGGAACTTCAAGGAAATAAAATTGAAGTTTTTCACCCTAAAATATATTATTATCTCCTAATAAAAGATAAAATGTAGGATATGTGGAGAGAATCATCAAACATACGGATTGATGTACATCGATGTACACCGATTAAGGGTATCGTTGCATGGCAATTGCAAATATATGCGTAAATACGAATTTGTTTTACATATGTATTGATGATATGTGTAATTTATATGCATAAAGTGCATAGAAGTATGCAATTAAAAAATGTAACGATAGTACTTAATTATAAAGAAAATGAGTTCCAAATGTCATTGTTATATACTTACAAATGTCACTGTTATGTCACTGTAAATGTCCCTGTATTCACATTTCACTGGATAGATTTGTAGTAACTTTGGCAAAAAACCATGTCTAATTGCCTATTTGTATGCGTTAATTGCATAATTCATGCGTACATTATTTAATTAGTACGCACAAAACAAAACAAGAACACGATGTACATTGGCAATTTTAAACGGTATTTGCCAAAGCACATAAATATGTTTTAGGATATTTGAATTCAGATACGTATATATAAGTATGAGTGAACTACAAAAATTTATAATGATGTGCAGAATACTTGGCATAAAAATAACCAGCATTGAAGAGCTGGTTAAATGGTACGAAAATCTTTATGATGCTTAAATTCAAAAAGATAAAATCGTAGCAAAATCGTAGCATTTTCATTGTAATTTATTTTAATTGAAAATATTCGACTGTCCTAAAATGGCTTAAATAGGCGCTTTATTCAATGTCGTTCTTTTTAATTTAACCATATTAATCATTCCCATCATCCGCTCCATTGACCATCCTAAGCCCTGTTT